TTACTTATCTTTGCTATTATCTTCCTTCTTTAATTCTTTTATCTCATCTAAAAGATTACTAACATAGAAAAGAATTAGCACAAGCACAAATTCGAAGAACTCCCGAGTAGAAGAATTTTTATATATAAATGAAAATAATATGAACCCGAATACTAACCCTACTGTGAATTTCATATAAAAATGATTATTGCTCATTTCCCGCTCACCCTAGCCAAATACTCCTTAAAGCTCTGGTAGAAACCCTTAAGGCTAACCCTTAATTCCGTCAGGTTCTTCCACATTGAAACGGGAATTAGGTAGTAATAGCTAACCGCGTCTCTCTCAAATTTGTCCTTCTTTATTTTCCCTTGCTTTTCTAGGTTTAAGATTTGCAAAGCACTTATACACTTCAACTTATCCTCAGTATCGTTATAATGAATAAACCAAACCCTTCCCATCACATCATACTTCTTTGCTACTTCCACTTTAGTACTAAGAATAGCATAGATACTTTCGCCGTAACGCTCTTTGCTTTGCTCTTCAGTCCAACTTGAACCAGTTATATCAATCCATGCCAAAGGATAGTAAGAATCCTTAGCCCTAACGTATAAAGTCAAATCGTACTTGTCTTCTAACCCTTTGTAGTATTCATAATTAATAGTATTAGTAAGAGTGCCAACACCGCTAACCCTTAAATAAACGTCAAAATCTATAAACCCTTTAGCCCGCCATTGGGCTAACTTAATAAGTAATTTGCCTAAAACTAAGTATTCCCGCCCTAGCCATGTAGTAGGAAGAATATAATCCTCTTGTTGATTACCCCAATACTTAAGCTTAAAATTAGTCACGGGCGGGTCACCTCATCCCTCACTTCTTCATATAACTCACTGATCTCGTCTGGTGTTAATTCTTTAATGTCGTAAAACTCACTAGGTTTATGTTCAGCAATATCATTTATTTCATATCCGTAAAGGTAATGGTCTTCGAGTAAATGCGATACTATTCGTCCTTCGTTATTTGTAGAAAACTCACAGAATTTGCAAACATAGGCTTTCACGGGTGGGTCACCTCACCAGCCAGCAGTTTGCTATTTGCATACTGAGCGTATCGTATCCTCTCTCGTCTAAGCGTCCTGCATTCTCTACTAGCTCGTTAAGAGCTTTCTCACATTCGTTATTCCACGCTCTGATCTCGTATTTGAAGAACGCTAGCTTTCCTTGTTCATAAAACGCGGCTATATCGCCTGAACCTAGTATAGTTCCTTCCTCTAAACGAACTGTTAAAGTGACAACATAAGCAACGTCACCAGGTTTAAGCTTAATCGATATTCTATTCATCTGATAGTTGGTTTTACACAACATGTTCACTATTTCGGCAGTTGATTTATGTCCAATTGCATTTATTATATTGCGTTCATCTTTTACCCCCTCGCAGAACTCCGTTACACTGATCTTCTTATGTATTATTATTGCACCGTCTACTGAAAGCATTGAGGGGCTGAATCCATTAGTGAGATAGATCATTCAGCTCACCTCACCAGCTGATAAAGTTCCGCTTCTATTTTTTGAGCTAGAAAGAGAGCCTTCTCTACTTTCCCTTTATCGTAATTTTCTGTGATGTAATCTATCCTTATATTATGAATAATGCTTAATAACTCTCTAACGTCCTCATCAAGTTGTAAGAATAGTTCTTTCTCTGTAATAGTTTCAGTCATGTCAGTTCACCAACTTTTTCATGATTTTTGCAATAAGTTCATCAAACTCTTTGATTCTTGCGGGAGGAAGAACTACCGCATTATTCCTCTGAATATCTCTGTTCCTAACCTTAACCTCATTCCATAGTTCATTTAATTTGTTGATTAAATCGGATAAGTCTATAGTGATATTATTATTAACCTCACTCTTTGACTCACTTTTACTTATATTAATATTGAATACTATATTACCGTTTTGTGTACTCTTACTAACTACATTTTGAAATGCAGATTTTACTTCATCCGGAACCTCAATACCCTTCTCGATAGCCTTTGAAACTATAAACGCAGAAACTAACTGCTTAAGCTCAGTGATATCTTCCGAATCAAACTCGGCCAATTCGTAAAGTAAATATATTTTTGCCGGAATTCTTACACTGAAGATTCTAGTTTTCTTACTTTTCGATTTAAATAATTTCTCTAAAAGCCTATCACTCATTCTCTCTCACCTCTGAAACTTTTACTAAAACTAAATAAAACTGAGTCAAAAGTGACGTAAAAACTAACACTTTACTCAGTGTGTGAAAGAGTGTATAGGGTATAGTTAGTATTAGAGTGAAAAGTGTAGACAAAGTGTCTACACTTTTTGTTTTAGTGGGGGTATAGGGGGGTATAGTGTTTTGAATAGTGAGTATATTATAGTATTTTAGTGTTAGTTTTGACTCGGGGGTTTTAGGCAATTTTTGACTCAGAGTGAGTAACTTAGATAGTACCGCCAATTTTGGCTTTGACTCAGAGAAATATGACTGAGTAAATATATCAGTTTTGCCTAAATTTTGACTCAACAATTATTTTCACCTCAGGTCTAACAAATACAAAATTGTATTGGCAATTGCCTTACCTTTTTCAGTTAGCTTATAGTATGTTCTGGTGTCTGGGTTTACGCGGTAACTTTGAATTAGTCCAAATTCTTCTAACTGATTTAGGTACCTCTTTACATATTTACCGTTTGTTTTAGTCAGTTCCTCTAGCTTTCTTACATGTAGTGCTTCTTTTCTATGTAACAATAATAATATCTTTAATTGTTTATCTTCCTTATTATATATATAATATAATGAATTGCGGAAATCGTTAATTATATCTAATAAATTCTTTCTTTGTAGTTTTTTCGGTAGGATTTGTATGGTTTCTTCTCTTACCTCCTCTTCTTCTAACTCTTCTTCCTTTGCAACTTCTTCTGTATCATCAATTAACTCTTCAGTGTCTTGAACTATTTCTTCTTCCTCTTCAACTAGCTCTTCTTTACTCATCCCATCACCTCGGCAAGTTTTTGCTTAATCTCTTCTTCATGGTTCTTGATATATGCCTCAAGTGCATCATTCAGAATATCTGAGAAAGTCTTTCCTTGCGTAGATGCGAGAAGTTTACCTTTCAAAAAAATATCTTCCCTTATCTTTAGGGTTGTTTTTACGTACTTTTTTACTCCACCCATCAATTTATCTATTCATCAATTTACCTTTATAAATCTTTCTGTTCATCTATCTCTCTTTCTTCAATCTGTCAATCCTCTCTAATAATACTTTAAACGTCTCATACGCCTCTCTAGCCTCTTTAGAATCTAATATACCTAATATTTTGAGAAACTCTGCGTAAGGGATTGTTATAGCACTGCCACCTAACGCTAATAGTGATATTAATAATTCCTTTACTTTATTATCTACCTCATTTCGCGGGAAAAAACCGTTTGCCGATTTCCTCAATTTTTGGTTGAAGTTCTTTGGGCATCTTTTCCTTATTCTGAACTAGCCACATTACTACAGCCTCTTCAATTATCTCAGTCATATCCCTATTCAGATAGACAGAAACTAATTTCAATATCTGATAAACGTCTTCATCAAACGCTAATGTAGTTTTCTTTTTAGCTATCTTTTTACTTTCAACCATCTCTCTATCCCCCGCATATTATTAAGAGACCCAATTTATATCTTTGCGTCTTTGTTGATAGATAGATGAACAGAAAAATTTATATACCCGGATTGATAGATTGATAGATAGAGGTTCCCCAAAATGCAAGACCAAGAAGAAAGGGAAAACCTCGTAAAACAAAGTTCAGTTTTTTTACTTCTCACCACGGGTAGTAAAAAGTACGGAACATATCTACATGTCAAAATTGAGATAAATGAAGACGAAAAGATAATAAAAGAAATCTATGTCGACGATATCGGAATAGAGAATGAATTAAGGAAGCTAAAAAGGTTATATGAAGTGTATGGCTTTGCTATGTCTGATGAAACACAGGAGGCAATAAGAAAAGAAGTATTGATAGAAATAGCGAAGATTCTGCATTTGTTCCTGTGAGGTTGAGGAGGAATGAAGGCTAGGGTTGAGTATATCAGGTTGCCGAGACCCTCCTATGCAAAAACTTATAGAAAGATGGAAGTAACGAAGAGGAATGATGGCACAATAGAATTAACGTTATATGATACAATGCAAGTAATATCATTTAAACTACCGCCTGAGTTGAACGCAAAACTGGAATCTGCTTCAATAAGACAAGGGAAAAGTAAGAGCCAAATAATCAGAGAAGCGTTAGCGAGGTACTTGGAAAATGTTTAGATGCCCTATTTGTGGTTTCACAACGATTAGATTATTCGCATTGAAACAACATACGCGAAGGAATCATGTGCTAAATAAATGTCCAGTTTGCAATAATTCGTATGTAAGGCTTAATCAACACTTTTACAATAAGTACGATATCGATCATCTCGTATATTGTTATCTATTTACTACTTACAAGTTACCTAAGAGCGTTAGATTAGCAATTAAACGTAAATTAGAGGTGGGTCAATAATGTATCAGTGTTTACGTTGTGGCGGTATATTTAGGAAAAGAAGGGAAGTGGTTGAGCATTTGCTTAGTGGGCATAGGCAGAGCAAGTTTACGCTAGAATATTTCTATGTTTACTTCAGGGTGAGAGAATGATGATAGCGGAATTATTAGCATTCTATGGTATGCACTTTAACGATTATTTTACAACGGTATTAGGGCTTAGAATTGAGGGAGTGAGAGAGGTTAATGCAATTGCGAGGAAATTCATTGAAACGCCTTTGCGATTAGCGTTCTATAAATTTTCTTTAGCTACGTTACTTCTTATAACAATTTTAGTATTGCACTTTGCCCCCACATCGATGATTTATTATGATAGTGTGATAGAGGCGTTTGTAGTTTGTTGGAATACTTTGACGATTAGGAGGCATAAGAGGGCGAGGAAAAAATGAGTAGACTCATTGATATATTATATAATTATGAAATGATAACTACTAACGATACAAGGACAATATGGGTTACTGAGCTTAGTAGATGCCTTCGACAAAGTTTTCTAATGAGACATAACGGTAAAATAAAACAGAATTTACAAACTACAATGAGGATGCACATAGGTTCAGGTCTTCATATGCGTTTGCAATCAATACTTAGAAAGCATGGCTTTGAGGTTGAAAAGAGGGTTGAACGGAAGACGGCTTTAGGGTTTCAAATAGTAGGCAAAGTGGACGTTTACGACAAAGAAGAGCAAACGGTTTACGAGTTGAAGTATACGCATCAGCAATCACTGGATAACGTTAGGCTCAACAACTACCTCAGACAACTTAACTATTACATTGAAATGGCTAATGCTATGGCGGGGTATTTAATAATCGTGTATGCGGACGGCAAAGTTGAGGAAATAAAGAGGGATTGGAGTGAGACAGACCTAGAGAGAAGGGCTAACGCTTTCGGGATTTCAGTTGAGGAAAACATCTTACCGCCGAGAAAGGCTAAGCCTGATAGTGAATGTATGGAATGCCCCTTCTATAGCTTTTGTTGGAGGGATAGGAATGGAGTCAGGCAGTAAAACGCACCTGAGGAGTAACCATAAGGGGATTACTATCCACGTCACCTTGGAAGAACTAGAACGCTACCACAGTCTAACGCCGGAACAGAAAAGAATAATTAGGGCTATTGTTAAAGCGTTAATCCATAACCCCCAGTTGTTAGATGAAAGCGGTTATCTCTATAAGTTACTGACAAGTAAAGCAGTATCGCCTTACGTTTGTCCCCTTTGCTTAATGCCATTTTCTTCATCAGTTAGTCTGAAACAACACATCCGTTATACGGAACACGCAAAGACTTGCCCGGTGTGCGGTAAGGAGTTTGCAAAGACTGATGCGACGTTAGACCATGTTTGCAAAAAACATAATATCTGCGTTAGTTAGGCCCTTTTTAAAGTTCTATTTTTCCTCTATTCCAAATGAGGAAGTCCCTTCTAGCCCTTCTAACCCTATCCCTAGCGTTACTATCGCTTTTAATAACTCCAACAATTGCAGGAGTAATAATACCGCCATCATCACCGATACCGATAAATCAAATTTCATCATCAACTGATTCAAACCTTTTAGGGTATGTGTTTGAGTTTGCTAATAACGGTCAAGTGCAACCGGCTTCATATGCCTCAATCTCTGTGCCAATCCCATCTTCAATACCATATTATTATAATCCTAATGAATACTGGTATGACAACATGTATGCCTTTTGGGTGGCTCTTTCACCGTATACTATTGGTAATGGGGCAAGCACAACTTTCTTGCAAGCGGGAGTTGATTTATTGGAAAATCAAAGTGCGAAATACGTGCTACTTTTTGTGTATCTGGTGGTAAATAACAACGCTCATCCATTGGTATCATATCAATATCCGTATAGCCAGTTCGCGGGTACAACTATGAACATATATCTTTACCTTTCTAACGGTAATATAGTTGCACAATTCTCAGATGGGAGTTTTTCATATACCTATAATACCGGAATCAGTTTTACTCCATATTCTGCTCTAGTGATGGGTGAAGCACCCGGTTATTACCAGAGCGGAGTGAACAAATCAATTTTGTTATACCCAATTCCTAACGAAACCTTTAGCGGAATATCATTTAACATAATTGGAAGTCCCGCTACTGCAGTAGGGTATGAAACTATAAAATACGCTACAAACTATCCTATCGCAAATAATTATATTAGTAGTAATTATGCATGGGCTTTTGCTTGGTTGTCCAGTAACCCTTCATTTTCCGCGAATGCCTACACGTCAAGTAGTAGTGCTCAAATATCGGGAACCTTACAACTTAGTTACACAGAAACACCATTAATTCTAGTGTATATTGTCTAACGAAAAAGTATATTATCAAGTTAATCTTTTTTTCTTATATGTCATCCTCGGGTTTTAATTTCGGCCCAGTAAATGCATCTGTTCAGGGGAAAATTATTTTTCCTTATTCGCCACCTTATTCGCCACCTCCATGGTATGTTCAATACGCTCCGGAAATTGCCTTAGCAATTTTTTTAGCCTCTTTAGGGATTGCAATGTACTTAAGCCCCAAATTTCGTAAGGCAGTAATAGACTTACTATGGCGTTTGATAGACTAAGGCCCTTTATAAAGTCACATAATTTTTTATCGCTTAATGAAGTGGGGACTATTATTCGCTATTTTCTTTATATCTCTTTTTTCTCTCAACTCCTTAGCTTTACTTATAGGTGGAGGAGGGCCTAATAATAGCGGTGCAGGAGTTTATACTCAAACTATAACGGTAAATGGGGGTTTAGCGAGTACAACACTAAACGGAAATACGCTTTTTAACGCACCTTGGACAAACCCATCATACTTATCAAACACATCCACGGGTGGGCTAATCATAATACCAGACCAGAGTTATACTTACAATAACGTTTCGTTCCTACCTAGTGGTAATGGGGGATTCGCGTTAAACGTCACCTTCACTACACCTTATGTAAATTCACCGGGCGGTGCATTTGCTATAGGGTTTGGAACTTACATTCCCGGTTCTGTGCAGGAAAATTGGGGGCCAGCAAATATTCCGCCGGATGGTATTATAGTAGTAATTGAGCACGGTGCCATGAGTACCTACCATCTCTTTGTAATATTAACGGGCCATATAATAGCCAACATTTCATTAGGTTTCACAACATTAAGTAGTTCTGTTACTTACGGTTTAGGGTTTGAATATGAAGCAACCCCAACCGGGACTTCGTTTGAAAGCTTTATAGATGTCTTCTGGTTTAACGGTACTCTACACACATTCGGCCTAACGAATACTAACTACTATTTCACCTCAACTACTAATGTCATAAATAATAATTATGAAATAGGTGCGTTCAATGGAGGCCCGATATTCGGTTATTCCGAATACGAGATAGTTAATTATCGGTACTTTAAGCAGGTAACGGCACAACTGACTATTAGTTATTTCGCATTATCGTATAACATCTATCATTTCTTAATGGCCTATGCGGGTGCGGGGAATCCCGTAAACATTTCAGGTGCATTATATAGCATATCGGGCATAGTTTCACAGAAAAACTTTACAATAACGGGTATACAACAAGGCTTAGCATACACCTTTAACATTTTAGGGAAGTCAAACGGATTATATTTACTTTACACGGGGCCAATCGAAGGTAACCCACCAACATGGTACGTAAACGTAACCATAGGGCTTCAAATCGTTACATCTCAAGTAACGATAAACTACAACCTAACTATACCCGTAATTGTTGAGGGCTATGCACTATATCCTAGCGTCAATTTGCCTAGCGGAACTTATCTAAGCGGGCAAACAATCAGTTTCACTTTAACTAACATTGTAGGTTATCCCTCAAATCTAGGTTATTATACTGCAGTATCAGAGCGGGCTAACGTATCAATAAACGGTGTTACGTACCCGATACCCTATAGTTTTACGCCTATAGTCCAAGTACCTACTACTTATTACTACACAGTAATCGTAACTGAAGGTCCAATATCAATGATAGATTATAGTGGTAGTTTCACAGTATTGCCCGCACAGAGTTACCCCGTGTTATTCGTTACTTCTTATCCTAGAATCGGGATATTAGGGCAAACAATAACGATAACGTTTCAATTCACTTATAATAGCCCCGTAGCTAACGTAACTCAATCTGCGTTTACGCAAACATCTACTATTTTGGCTTTTGCTTATGCTAAAATGGTAACTACAAACGCTATAGTTCAGTTCAAAGCGTATTGGCTAAGTAACAATGACGGCCTAGTAATAATCACTCAAAACGGGAACAACTATCTAATTCCGTTTAATAGTTCCTTAACCGGGTTAAAATTCGTTAATAATAGCGTTAATACGCTAACGTTTCAGATTATAACGGGTAACTATGTTCAGATAAGCAGTAGTGCGGGAGGCGTATTAACTATAGCTAACACTTCGCCGATTATAGGCTTAGGTTTCTACTACGGTGCGGGGAAACTAACGCTTAATTGGTTCTTCGTTAGCGGTATCGTTTTACAAAGTGCTACGGCTAACCAAGCATATATAATATTGATCGGGACTAATCCTAATACGCTAAGTCAGTACGTTACGGGATATACGAACGCTAGCGGGTTCGGAAGCGTAACGCTAAAACTATCCTACACTCCTTATGAGCTTATTGACGTATATTGGTACGGCGTTACATATCAGATACTAAACATTAGCGTTTCAAATACTACTACAGTAAGCAGTACCACCACAGTGAATACCACTACTCTTAACTACAACTACACTAAGCCGTTTAGTAATAACATTGCCCCTAACTCCTCACTATATAACTTCTCTCAATACCAACCATGGGCGGAAATCATCGGGATTGTGGTTACTTTACTTATCGCGTTACTAGGCTGGAAATTCGGCGGTAGTGCGGGTGCATCGGGTGGTGCGGTTATGGGGCTAATCGCTACGGCGTATTTAGGTCTTATACCTTGGTACATCTTCTACATCTTCATTTTCGGTATAGCTCTGTTGCTTGCAAAGACTTTCGTGGATAGGTTTATGGGGAGGGAGGAATAATGACGGACGCAATAAGTATGGCGTTAAGCACGGGTTTAGGGCCGGTAATTGCGGTCGTTATTATCATAGGAATGATGGGACTAACATACAAGATGGCGGGCAAAGTACCGGCGATTCTTGTAGGTATAGCCTCAACTTTCACCCTAACTTTCATGAATTTTTTACCGCTTTTTTGGGGTATAGCCGTAATTTTGGGTCTGATAGCCGGGTTAATCTTAGGAGGTGGTAGGGATGGGGACTAAGCTAATAGTCTACGTTTTGCTCTTTGACGTCTTCTTAGCTCTGATGGTAGGTGCTTATGGCGGTATAACGCCACCGTCAATTCCACCGATACCTTCATATAGTTTCGATCAAGCTTTAGCGTCATCAATTGTATGGACTGTGGGGTGGCCACCCATAACGCTTTGGGGGCCCGTGACACTTATTCCGCCGTTCAGTATCCTAGGGGCTAACTTTCCGGGACTAACTTTGCCGGGTGTAACGATACCGGGCGTAACGCTCTTCAGTATTAGCTTTAGTTGGTTGGCCCCAATCCTTTACCTGATAGGTTGGCTAACGTGGATGTTTCAGACAACCGATAGTGTTTTAGGGTATCTAATATCTATATTCACTTCTTCTATAGGATTGTTAGCGAATGTACCGACAGTAGGGCCATTCCTTACGGCTTTCGTTTTGATTGTTAATTTCATCCTCATTTGGGAAGTGGTGAAACTGATAAGGGGTGGGCCATGACTTATAACGCTAATGAGATTAGGGCTAAGATACTAAGGCGTAAAATCTTAGAGCTTATTGTGGAAAACTACGTACTCTCTGCTTCTCTCATCTCTCACGCACTGCTTTTGAGCTATGCAACAGTGCTAAGGCATTTGCGTATATTGAATGAGCAAGGCTACATAGAGCTATACAAAGAAGGGCGTACGCTATACGCAAAAATTAAAGAGAACTCTAAACAAATTCAGATTCTGAATTCAGAACTGGAGGGGTTTAAAAAGCTTAGCGATAAGCCCCTATTGACCAAGTATGAGCCTAGTACTATTGCAAAGACCAAAGCTAAGAAAGGGCGAAGCAACTAACATAGGTGCCATTCTAGGTTTATTCATCTTTATACTTATAGGCATAGTACTATTGCCCGTCATCGTTAGCCAAGTAAATAACTTAACGTCAGGTACTGCACCTAGCGTAACCGGCACAAACGCCACACTCTTACAACTAGTACCGCTCTTCTATATCCTAGTACTTATAATTGTACCCGCCGTAGTGGCGTACAAGATTTACAAAGAGTAAAGGTGTGAGGGATGGAAATCAGTTTAAAGCAAATAATTTTTTTGACTATCTTCATCGTTTTAGGCGTTGTATTGTTTAACCCTATCATATCTGAGGTAAACTATCTAACAACGCCCGGGACTTATACAACAATTGTTTCCGGTACACTCACAACAACGTCTTTTGTTAGTAACCCGCAATACGTAGGCTCTTCAAACGCCCCCCTAGTGCAACTAGTACCGATATTCTACTTACTTGTACTGATAATTGTACCGGCGGTAGGGGCGTACAAGATTTACAAAGACTAAGGAATAGGCCCTTTATAAAGTCATAATCTTTTTTCGTTTTGATGAGTGCGTTAGGGGATGTAATCTACGTAGTCTCTATTCTTTTCCCGGCCGTGGGTTTGATAAGTAGGAACTATCTTGTAAATTTAATGGGGACGTTCTTAGGCGTCATAGGGTTCTTAGTCTTTGTCCAAGGGTATACTGATATAGCGTTCTCAGGGTCTACTTTCTATTTAGCGATATTCCCGCTCTTACTGGGGTTAGTGAACTTAGGGTTCTTCTTCAATTGGGTGAGGGAAGAGAGGATATGAGGTGGATGTCAAATGGTCTTGTTAGTCCCAAAAATATACGCCGAAATAGCCCTAGGTTTCGATTCAATTATGCTCATTACTGCTTTGCTATTCAGAAAGCCAAAGCCCAAGAAAAAACAATCAAAAGAACAATTGACGAATGGAAAACTTCTAGGGTACTATCTCGTAGGGGGTTCGGCATTAGCCTTACTCGTAGGGCATTATGCCTTCTACACCACTTACGTAACCTATTTTACGGGATTATTGATTGACGCTTTCGTATTTTATCTCGGTTTGGAGGTGTTAAGGCGTGTCTGACGGTAAGTTAGTTTCCGCATGGGAGGAAGAGCTTAAGAAAGCTCAGACACTTGATGAGCTAAAGCAGAAATATGAAGAAGTACAAAAGCAGATAGCGGATGGCAAAACGTTAAAGAGATTATACAAAGTTTATGAGAAAAGGCAAACTGAATTAATGCTACAACAATACAAACAATTGAAAGCGGAATTAGCCCAAAGAAAGAAGGTAAAGAAGAAGGATAAGGCGGATATCAGAGTAAGAATAGTTAAAAAATGGATTAATTCGCGTCTGTTCACTGCGGAACATTATGTGGCAATGCTTCAACAATCAAAGGACGGCTTGCAATTGCTTTTCTTAAGGAAAGCGAAACTGGTAGAGAACCAGGGTTATCTAATGCTAGAGAACCGCAAACTAAGAAAGAGTTGGGTCTTAAACGGTGAACCTTTGCTACTTGAAAAGAACAAATTCCCGTTTGGGAAAAAGTTTGTGGCCGTTCATTTCGTTTTGCCTGATTATCCTTATACTTTAGATTTGGTAGTAGATGAGAAGATTAAGCAATTAACGTTAAAGACAATAAACGCCCCACAGATAATACATTCAATCATAAAAACGAAATTCTTTGAGGCTTTGGCAAGGGTAGGAAGTGGGCCTGATTATACTATGCTCATAATAGGGGCGATAATGGGTATTGGGATTGGGGTGGCTATAGGTTTCGGGATTGCAAACGCTAACCTGAGTCACTTACTTGCTCAACATGTGACTAATAGCACAGTAACGCATACTACTACCACACCGCCTACTACAACTACCAGTCCTTCATTCACTATCCCGGCAAATAGTACAAAGGGGTGAACTGAGATGGCTAAGAAGGCTCAGACGGTTGAAGAATTGAAGAAAGAAAATGAGGAACTGAAGAACAAGTTAGCAAAGTTAGAGGCGTTAATAAACAATGAAACAGAGGATGAAGTAAAGCCACCGGAAATCGAAAACCCATATACGGTAACTAATAGAACTATTTCAGAGTTGGTTAGCCCTAAGGATACAATGTTCTACCTTTCCGGTAACCAGATATCGCTTATACTTACGGCGTTTGAGTTTGCTAAACTTCCTAGTTATTTCGGTGAGGAACCGGTAACGGAACTTGCCGAGTTTGCCCACAAATTAAAGCATTATCTGGTTAGCAAGGGCGGAAGAGGGCGTAGAGATATACTCAGAGTGCTAAGAGTCAGTTCAGGCCAAACTAGGGAAAACGTAAACAAGTCTCTCATAAGTAAGATATTGAAGGGGGCGGATATGGATGAAGGGGAAGAAGGTTAAGCATATTAATACGGGACAATTAGGCAAGATGGTTATCAATGAAATGAAGGATAACGGTTTCCAGAGCATTTTGGTATTTGGCAAACAAGGTGCGGGTAAAACTACGTATGCCCTAAAAGTTGGGACACGAATCCTACAGTACTTGTATCCGGATTTGACGGAACATGACGCATGGTGGCAAGCCTATAATTTGATGGTTTTCACATTGGATGAGGCGATAGAAAAGCTCATGAGTGTAGTGGAAATGCATGAAAAGGGTAACGTAAACTATAGGTTACCGTTCCTGATCATTGATGACGCTTCAATAGACTTAATCAAGTATGCGTGGCGTGAAGAACAAAACATTCAGTTTGCAAAACTGAACAACTTAGCAAGGACTTGGAGTGTGGCACTTATCTTTACTACTCCTTGGATAGAGGACATTCAAAAATTCTTGAGGGAAAAAGCATGGATAGTAGTTCAAGTGCAAAAGTACGGCTCATCTAAAAACGGCGATTATCCTAAGTCAATAGCATGGATTTACAAGAGGACTATTAAACTGATTGACGGGGAATTTAAGGGTAAATATGTGGAAAAATACTACGATATCTTTAGGAGGGAAATGCCGAATGATCTTTACGAAGAGTACATAAAGAGAAGAGACGGAGTGATGAAGAGGATAGCTAATGAGGTACTCGCTATAATGCGTGAAAAGTCCTCAAAACTACCGAGTACCTAAAGTTGTTTTTCTTTCAATTCTACGAAAGGTAGGTACTCGGAACGGGTTGAGATTTCAAACGTGGGGGACACCCCCACAGTTACTCCTTAACCATTCCGCGTATTTACGATAATGTTCTTTCGCAATTCCGAAAAGCGATACGTAATGTTGAGTTAGCACACGTGTAGGTTTACGTCCTTGAATGAAGTCTATGACGTCAAGAGGTACGCCTAGTTCCGCCATCTTAGACGCGACGAACTTCCTCATATACTTTATCGCGATAGCGTCTTTATTTCGTCGCTCAAAATCACTTATCGCCCATTGCGTTATGTCAACTTTGCGTAACGGCGTTAAGTGGAATACGTAGAAAACGCCTTTATATCCGCGTTGCCATGATAGCGGATAATAGCATATCGAACCGTCGCATATATCACGTTCAGGTTCCTTCAAAATGCGGAGTATTTCGCTCAGTCTACTACCGCTCTCTAACGCTAAACGATAAACAAGATAAACGTTTTCGCTATATTCTTTTGCTATTTTAAGCGTGCGTTTTACATCTTCTAAAGTCGGTATGTAAATATCGGCGTTAGTCTTCTTCACTTTAACGACTTTTAGTATCTTCTCGGCGAAATCGTCACTTATTATATCGCGTAACGCTAAGAATTTCGCAAATAGTCTATACGCTTTCTGAGAATTCCTAGTTTCGCGGAACGGCTTCGCTAAAGCGGAAACGTACTCTTTAGCCGTCTTTTCTGTTACTTTACGTTCTGTTAGTAACCAATCGTAAAACGCCTTTATGTTGCCTTCCGACGCATATTGGCGTAAATTGGCAACCAA